ACAGGCAACACAGCCCCTCACCAAGGTCACGGCACGAGCAAACCCGCCAGCAACGGGCCTCGATGATCGTCTTTCGGCTGAAGAGTGGATGAAACGCCGCAACGCGCAGCTTTCGAAGAAGGGCTGACCCCAACATCGGCCATAGGAGCCATTTGAATGTCCAATACAATTCTGACCCCTACCGCGGTGACGCGTGAAGCGCTCCGCATCCTCCACCAGAAGCTCAACTTCGTCGGCTCGATCAATCGCCAGTACGACGACAGCTTTGCCAAGTCGGGCGCGAAGATCGGCGATACCCTGAAGATCCGCTTGCCGAACCAGTACACCGTTCGTACCGGCAAGACGATCGCCACGCAGGACGTCGCAGAAGACAGCGTTTCGCTTCAGGTCGCCACCCAGAAGGGTGTTGACGTCAACTTCTCGTCGGCGGAACTCACTCTTTCGCTGGACGACTTCTCCAAGCGTATCCTCGACCCTGCAATGGCCGTTCTCGCTGCAAACATCGAGTACGACGCCATGAGCATGTACAAGGATGTCTATAACGCGATCTGGACCTCTGGTTCTGCCATCGCCTACAACAGCGTCCTGTCCGGCCGCGTTCTGATGAACAACGCTCTGGCGCCGCTGCCGAACCGCACGGCTAACCTGAACTCCCAGGACATGTCCGACCTGATCAAGGACACCAAGACCTTGTTCAACGATCAGGCTCAGCTCTCCAAGCAGTACCGTGAAGGCTACATGGGTCGCGCCGCTGGCTACGACTTCGTGGAAAACACCCTTTGGCCGGGGAATACGCGCGGTGCTGAAGACGCCAACTACGTCGTCAACACCTCGACCGGCATCACCTCCGGTTCGGCTACCGTTGCCGTCACTGCTGGCACCGGTGCCATGGTCAAGGGCGATGTCTTCACCATCGTCGGCGTCAACTCGGTTCACCCTGAAACGAAGGTAGATACCGGCGTTCTTCAGCAGTTCGTCGTCACGGCGGCAAATGCTGGCGGCGCGGGTAACATCACTGTTTCGCCAACCCCGATCACCTCGGGCGCGAAGCAGAACGTCGTCATCAACTCGGCTGGCGCCGGCAAGGCCATGGTCTTCCTTGGTACTGCATCCGGTCAGGACAGCACGTCTCTCCTCTACCAGGAAGACGCGTTCACCTTCGCAACGGCCGACCTGATAATGCCAAACGGCGTCGATTTCGCACGTCGCGAAGTTCAGGACGGGATCTCGCTGCGTATCGTCCGTCAGTACGACATCAACAACGACAACCTCCCCTGCCGTATTGACGTTCTCTACGGCTACAAGACGCTTCGCCCGCAGTTGGCGACACGTCTGCACTTCAACTAAGGGCTCCCAGAAAGGAGTATGGACATGGCAGTAGAATATCTAGGCTCGGGCTCCCCAGACGGGACTCAGCTCGGCCGCAGCGTCACCGACAAGGTTGGCCTGTATGGTGTCACGCCGGTAACACAGCGTGCATCTTCCAACCAGGCAACCTCGTTCCTCTCGCTCTCGACCAACGTCACCGTGCCGGCGAACCTCACAGCCATCGTGCTTGAGATCGCCAACACGCTCATTGGTCTTGGCGCTTGGAAGGGTGCTGCCTGATGAATGAACCGGCCAAGAAGAAGCTCGTCGTGTTCTGTGTGCCTTCCTTGGCCGGCCCTCTACCGCAATTCATCGCATCGCTTGAGGCTTCTGTCCCGCTGATTGAAGCGGCGGGATGGGAGCACAAGCTTTCTCAGGAAATAGGCAACGTTTATATTTCTGCAGCAAGGGCAACCATGCTGCGCCATGCGATGGACGCCAAGGCGGATGTCGTCATCTTCCTCGACTACGATCTAAGCTGGGACCCGCAGGACCTCGTGACCCTTCTGGAGACGGAAGGTGATGTCTGCGCCGGAACCTATCGCTTCAAGACCGATGAGAAAATCGAATACATGGGCGGCTGGTATACGGACGCCGATGGCCGGCCGGTCTTGCGCGACGACGGATGCCTCGACGCCAACAAGGTTCCAGCGGGCTTCCTGAAGGTCACCAAGGACGCGGTCGAGAAGTTCATGGGTGATTACCCGGAACTCGTCTACGGCCCACGCTATGCCCCGGCAATCGACCTTTTCAACCATGGTGCGATCGATCGCGTCTGGTACGGCGAGGATTACGCCTTTTCCAAGCGCTGGACGGACAAGGGTGGCCATATCTGGCTCGTCCCTGACCTCAACATCGGACACCACACCAAAGACCGCGATTTCCCGGGAAACCTTCATGAGTACCTGATGCGGCAGCCTGGAGGCTCAAAAGCATGAGCATCACGAATTACACGGAGCTGAAGGCCGCAGTCTCCGACTGGATGGCCCGTTCCGACATCACCGGCAACGTGGCTGACTTCATCTCGCTGGCGGAGGCGCGGCTGAACCGCCTGCTTGGACCTGTCGGCACGACTGCAACGCTGACCGGTGTTATCGGTGATCAGAGCGTCAGCATCGCGTCCTTGGCCGTGCAGGAGCCACAGAACCTCTACGTCACGGAGGGCGTCTCCGAATACTTCGTGGTTCCACGCCCTCTCGGCACCTATTCCACGACTTCGGTGCAAGGACGTCCAACGATCTGGGCCATTGAGGGCGACACGATCACCTTTGATCGCCCGATGATCTCGGCCTATCCGTTCCGTTTTGTCTATCTCGGCCGCTTTGCCCTGTCGGATCTGGCCCCGACCAACGAATTCCTCACCAACCACCCGGATCTCTACCTCGCTGCGTCCATCGTCTGGGGCTGCGCCTACGTCAAGGATCAATCCGGAACGGTGTGGAAGCAGATGCTCGACGAGTTCACCGCAGAGGTCGCACACGACAACGCCCGCAGGAAGCGCTCACAGCTCACCGTCGATCCTGGCCTCGGGACGATCGGCCGCTACCGCTACAATAGCACGGTTGACACCTCGCTATGATGATCCCGTTTTCTCCCTTCGAACCGGATAAATCTCCATTCGAAGGCACCAGCAGCGCGAACGTCGTCAACGCGCAGCCGGTCGCCAATGGCTGGGGGCCGATGGCTGGCCTATCCGAGATCACTGACGCATTGCCTGGAGAATGCCGCGGCGCTGTCTACGTCCGCACGGCAGCCGGCAACTATGTCATCATCGCAGGGACGGCCACGCGTCTCTACCGGCTCGACACGACGGATTATAGCTGGGATGACATCAGCGGCCCGAGTGCGCCGTATAACGTGCCTCTGCAGGACGCATGGACGTTCACCCGCTACGGCGACAAGCTCGTTGCTCACAACATCTCCGACGCCATTCAGGTGTATGACATCGAGGCAGTCGGGGTGTTCGCCAATCTGGCCGGCAGCCCTCCGAAAGCAAAGTATTCGTGGGTAGCGGGGGACTTTCTGGTCCTTGGCTATCTCGAAGGCACGGCAGGCCAGAAGACGGTTCGCTGGTCTGGCAACAACGATATCGAATTCTGGACAATCGGGAATAAAGGCGCAGATTTTCAAGAGTTGCCAGAAGGCGACGAGGTTCAAGGTGGGTTCGCAGAACAAGGCGGTTTCACTGTCGTCCAGCGATCGGCCATGCAATTCTTCCCGTTCGCACCATCGTCGGGCTTCACCTTCACGAGAACGGTTCTCAACCCGAAGCAGGGAACACTCGCGCCTCGATCCATCGTCTCCATCGGCCCGGGCCGGTTCTTCTATCTATCGGAAGACGGATTCTTCGGTGGCGTCGATCGCCAGCCCATCGGTGCGGAGCGCGTCGACCGCTGGTTCCTCGAGCAGGTTGACCAGACCTATCTTGGCGACGTGCAAGGTTCGGCGGACCCATTCGAGAAGATCGTCTGGTGGAAGTATCGCGCCCTGAACGGCAGCTTTTACCGTCTCGGCTACGACTGGCAGCTTGACCGCTGGTGTACGACAGACATCGCAGTTGGCGAAATGATGGCGCTTGCCACTCCCGGCGTCACTTGGGACGGCCTGTCGCTGCTCTATTCCCAAATTGACGACGTGACAGAGCCTTTCGACAGCCGCCTCTTTGCCGGTGGGCGTCCAACATTTGCGACCTTCACCAGCGACAACAAGCTGGCATGGTTCAGCGGCCCGAACCTGCAAGCAACAATTGATACCGCAGATGTCGAGATTGATCAGACCGTCCGAACCTTCGTCAACGAAGCTCGGGTGATTACCGATGCCCCGCGCGACCAGTTCACGCTCTCGGACGGGACATCGGGCTATCACGGCGACAGCATCACATGGTCAACGGCCAACAGCGCCAATCGAGCCGGCCTCATTCCGTTTCGTTCTGACGGTCGGCTGCACAAGTTTCGTCTGATCGTGGCCGAAGGCGCTGTCTGGTCTATCGCCAGCGCCGTCAACGCCCACGGAACAGCGAGCGGGGAACAGTGATATGGCGGTCCTCGGTACATACGTCGGCAATGTCTCGCTGCCGGTCTCGCTCAACCTGGCAGGAACCTCCACCACGGATCTCGTCGTCGCGACCGACGATTCTCTGACTACTGCTTCGGTTTCGTTCGCCAATGACACGGCCGGCACGGTCACTTGTTACGTCTACTGGTTCCAGGCCAGTACCTCGACCGACTTCATGGTCTGGGTTGGAAGCGTCACGACGAAGACCACGACGACGATCTCAGACATCCCGATCAGGCTTCGCGAGGGCGACAAGATCAAGGTTGTAGGGGCTTTGAACGTTCGCGCTACGGCAGTGAATATGATGAATTTCGCGCTCGGAACCAGATGAAGATAGGCATAGCGAATGCGGCGGAGGTCGATGCGCTCTGGCCTCGGTTCTCCGCACGCCTGCAAGCGGCTTGCGACCGGACGGGCGGCGATATCTCGTCCGGCGAGCTTTGGCAGATTTGCCGGTCTGGGAGCGCCTTCTGCGTGGTCGCCTTCAATGACGAAGGCCCGAAGGCGATCCTGATCATGCAGTTCCAGAAGTGGACAGCGAAAACGGTGATGCGCTGCCTCGGAATCGTCGGTGACGGCGTCAACGAATGGCTGCCGGCAGCACGGGAATACATCGCGAACATGGCGAGAGAAGGCGGCGCGACGAGCTTCGTCGCCGAAGGACGAGACGGCTGGGCGAAGCTTTTCCCCGACGCGAAGAAACTACGCACCACGTACGAGGTGAGCATATGACCGGCAGTTCGAAGCAGACGACACAGACAACCAACTCGGGGCCATGGCCCGGTGCACAGCCAGCGCTACAGCAGGGCATATCTGAGGCCACGAGGCTATACAACAATGGCACCGGTGCGCAGATCTATACGGGGCAGACATTTGCAGACCCGTCATGGGATTCCCGCGCCGCCGCTGATGAGTCGAACAGGATCGGGTATCAAAACATTGGTGGCCGCGGCCTCTCCGGTCAATATCAGAGCGTCATCAACAGCGGCGGTTACAATCCTGCCCAACTTGCTGCCCTCAAGAATACGCAGAATGTTGCGAACAGCTCGTTCAACATCAACGAAGACCCCGGTTTCAAGCAAGTCATCGATCAGGCGACGAATTCCGTCAACGGGAACGCGTCTGCCGCTGGCAGATATGGCTCTGGAACCAATCAGCAGCTACTCGGCAATACGATCGGTGATCTGGGAGCGCGCCAGTATCAGGCATGGCAGAGCCGCAAGGATGCGGCGAACTCAAACCTGTTCAACATGGGCCAAACAGGCATCGGCAATCTTGGGGCTGCGTATCAAGGGATGTCGGCACCCGTCAACGATCTCGCGAAAGCCGGTGCGTTCCATGACAACTGGTCGACGCAGCAGCTCAACGACCGTCTCCGCATTTTCAACGACCAGCAGACACGCCCCTGGGAGAATCTTTCTCGCCTGAATGCCATTGCGTCAGGTGCAGGCCAGCTTGGTTCTACGCAGACAACGTCACAGCCTGGACAAAATCCCTTCCTCACTGCGCTGGGATATGGGACTACCGGCCTTGGTCTCTTGGGGAGTTTCTAAATGGCTATTTTCCCGACCTTCGGCAACAAAACGCTGCCCTCATTCTTCGCCGGCAACGACACGCCGTTCAACAACTCAAGCGCTCTCCTCGGCGTGGGCCTCGGCCTTCTCAGCGGCAAAAACGCACAAGATCAGGTTGGGCAGGCTGCGGCCAACTTTGCCAATAACCGAACAGACGCCAAGACCTACAACAAGACCCTGCAATATCTGCAGCAGAACAACCCCGATCTTGCCGAAGCGGTATCAAGCGGCGCTATGGGACCGGGAGACGCCTTCAAGCTGGCATACCAGCAGAAACTAAAGGCAGATCACCCGGCACAGTTCCAAAGCTTGGCTGACGGCACCTATGGGTTTGCTGATCCAGATACTCAGCAATTCACGCCACTTGGGAAGGCCGCAAAGCCTGTTGGCCCAGGCGGCGGAGAATATGGCCTTCAACCGATCTGGACGAGGGATGCCCAAGGCAACCCGGTTCTCTTCCAGCCTGGGAAGGACGGTTCCGTCAATCAAATGAAATTCCCGGATGGCATAACGCCTACGCCAACGGTAACGGGCGTGGATCTCGGCACGTCTATCCAAGGCCGAGATAAGTTCGGGAACCCTGTCTACTCGCAGCCGAAGGATCTCACGGGTGCAGCTAACCTGACTGGTCTTGGAAAGTCCCAGGCAGAAGCTGCGACGGCTCTCCTGCCCGCGCAGCAGATCGCGGGCCAGATTGACCAGCAGATTGCAGAACTCAAGGCAGACCCATCCTTGCCCGACGTTCTTGGACCTATCGATTCCAGAACGCCGAATTTCCGATCCGGGCCTATCCGGGCTCAAGCGAAGATCGATCAGCTTAAGGGCGGCTCGTTCCTGAGCGCTCGTCAGATGCTCAAGGGCGGTGGCCCGATCACGGATTTCGAAGGCAAGAAAGCCGACGCAGCCGTTGCACGCATGGAGCAGGCGCAGGACGTCAAAGACTTCAACGACGCCCTCGATGATTTCAACGACGCTGTTCAGTCAGGCGTTCAGAAGCTTCAGATGCAGGCGCAGGGTAACTTCGGCGTCGGCGCATCGGCACCATCCGGTGGTCCCGCTACGACCGCCCCGGCAGGTGCCGCGGGCATCCGCAAGTACAATCCCGCAACTGGAAGGATTGAATAATGCCGGTTCAGATCGCTGCGCCAGACGGTTCAATCGTTGAGTTTCCTGACGGGACGCCAGACGACGTTATGGCCAATGCCATGCGCGAAACCTTCGGAGGCCCTACGGACAGTCCTGCTACGCAGGATCTGCGCACCACAAGCGCCGACACTCAGGATCTTGCCGCCAGCCTGTCAAACATGACGCAGAACCCAGCCACGGCGCTCGATGCCAAGCAGGTGGAAGACGCCAAGGCCAAACGAGACGACTTCTATAGCCGTGGCATCTACGCCGGCAGCATGAACCCGCTCGGGCCTGTCGCGAAGTCGATCGATGCTTTCGCCTCCGGTGCTCAGCGTGCTCCACTATTCGGCTGGGATGATGAGGCGGTTGCTGGTGCTCGTAGTCTTGCGGGCAATACCGACTATGCGACAGCCCAGCAGCAGGAAGACGCCAAAAAGACGGCCATGCGCCAGCAAAACCCGATAGCGTCGACTAGCGGCGAGCTTGCTGGTGGGCTTGCGACGGGCGGAACTATTGCAGGAACAGGCGCAACGCTTGCCGGTCGTTCAATCCCAGTCATCGGACGCACAGGTGGGGCCGCGCTTGAAGGTATGGCCTACGGTGGCTTGACTGGCGCAGGCGAGGCAAAGCCAGGTGATCGCACAACTGGCGCTCTCGTCGGCGGCGCTCTTGGGTTCGGAACAGGCGCTCTTGCGTCAAAAGTCGGTGACTCTCTTGCATCGAGAGCGGCCCGCAAGGCATCTGTTGCGAACGCTCCAAGCATCGACGATCTGACAACCTCTGCACAGGCTCTCTACCAGCAGGCCGACCAGGCAGGCATCGTCATCAAGCCGCAGACCACAGACAAGCTCATCAATAACATGACGTTTGCGGCTGGCCGGCCGAATGAGCGTCTTCGCCCAAATACCATGGGCATAATTGAGGATGTGCAGGCTCTCAAAGGTCAGCCCTTGACGCTGCAGCGCTTCCATGAGATTCGCCAAGAGATTGGCCTCGCCATGAAGAATGCGCAGCCGCAAGACGAGCGCGCGCTGATGAACGTCAAGAAGATCCTCGATGGGTTTTCCGATAACGCCTCACAGGCAGATGTGACGGGCAACGTCGGCGGCTTCCAGACATTCAAAGATGCAAATTCCCTTTGGGCGAAGCGTGCCAAGGCTCAAAAGATTGAAGATCTGTTCGACCTGGCAGACGTGAAATCGGCCAAATACTCTCAATCGGGCATGCAGAACGCGATCCGCGAAAAGGCGTCTCAACTCTATACCCAGATTGTGAAGGGCAAGGAGAAGAGCTTTACGGGGGAGGAGGTTTCCCTTATCCGCCAGCTCGCCAAAGGCCAAATGACGCCAAAGGTCGTAAACTGGCTTGGAAAGTTCGCCCCACGTGGCGTTGTCTCTACTGGAGCTGGATCGGCAGTTGGTGGGCTCCTTGGCTCCGCCTTCGGGCCGGTCGGCACTGCCGTGGGGATGGCCACTCCAGGCATTGTCGGGTTCGGAGCGGCTAACATAGCTGACCGTGCGGCAGTTGGCGGCTTCAGCGCTCTTCGAAACGCTGCCGCGACGGGTCAGGCGCCCGTCTTGAAGGCCATCACCAACAAGACTGTTCCGCTGATCGGGTCTCTATCCAGCGCTCTCAGTAGCCAAGCACAGCGCGCCAGATAAACTTCGAGATGAGTCCTAGAACAACGGCAACAGCCAAAGTCGGCAACGTCACGTTGAAGAACCAGTAGGCGCCGGGGCCAAAGATAGGCTCTTTCTTCCCGGCCTTGGCCCATTCGCTTTCGTGAAGGTCAACGTTCTTAGAGAATTTGTGATCGTTCACTTGCAAGGGCTCCAAACGAGTTCCGACTTATCCCAGCACTGGTGGGACTTCTTGAGCACGACAGAAAGCCGCTCAAGCTGGCCGCAAGCCTTGTCTGACTCGGCGGGGCTCAATTGCTTGTCGCCCGCATAACCTTCTCGGCAAGCCTGCCGGTTCTCATAATAACGCTCTTTGAGAGCGTCTAGATCATCGGCCATTGCGGCGGACGAAATCATCAGAAAAGCAACGAGGTAGCGCATGGAAATCCGTGAGGTAGTCGCGGCTGGTCCGGGATGGACACAGGTGCGCGCGGCAGATGGTAACACGTATACCCTGAGTGGCACAAGAAACTGGCGGAATAACAACCCAGGTAATCTTGAGTATCGTGATTTCGCCAAGTCAAAGGGGGCTGTCGGGACCGATGGGCGCTTTGCTGTTTTCCCGTCCTATGACGCTGGACGTCAGGCGCAGCAAAGCCTTCTGTTCGAAAGCCCGAAATATGCGGACAAAACCATTTCCGGCGCCATCAGCCAATATGCCCCAAGCTTTGAGAACAACACTCAGGGTTATTACAGCCGCATAGCGCGAGATGCTGGTGTCACCCCCGATACGCCTCTGTCAGCCCTAAATGAAGACCAGCGCGGCACGCTGCTTGACTCGATGCAGCGCGTCGAAGGCTATCGCCCCGGCAAGGTGACGGATGCCTACGGGAACCCTGTCAGTGCGGGCCTGCTGAACAGCTACACCCCGATGGCGGACATTCCGAATGTCCCGACCCCGACGCCAGCCCCTGACATCGCGGGCATCCTGAACGCTCCCCAACCGGTGAGCCCGCAGGAATACGCCGCCTACAGCTCTCCTCTCACTTCCGTCCAGCGCTCTCCCCTGAAGGACGTAGACATGGCATCAGCTAAACCCAATATGCAGACCGTCCCCGATCTGAAATACGACAGGTTCGCAACCCCGTTTGACCAGTCCCGCTTTGCAGATCCAACGCAAGCGGCTGCGGGTCAGAACGCCCTTCGCCGTGGCTTGCTAGACCAGCAGCTAAATGCTGGCATCCTCCCGTCGATCGACAATCCGGCCTATGCGGCAATGCAGCAGCCAGACCCAATGGTAACTGGGGCTGCCGAGCCTGCATCGATCAATACCGCAGCCGTCCAGCCTCCAGCATTCAACGCACAGCCTTCGATGGGGCAACCTGGCGGGCTCCTATCCCCGCAAGAGCAGCAGGCGGTATCCGCGCAGCGCGCCTACCTCGACCAGCAGCCATTCAACAAGGCCCCGGCATTCGGCGGGAAGGGCAAGCAGCTCGGCGCTGGCATCCTTGGCGCAGTCCTCGGCGGTCTTGCGCTCGGCCCCGGTGGCGCTGTTCTCGGTGGCCTTCTTGGCCCTGCTGTCACCAAACCCGGAGGCCTGTTCGGTGGCCAGTTTCCCGAAAAGCCGCAGAGCCAGTCACGCGGCAATGGGGAACTAACGGATTACGGGCGATCCGTTTCCAACCAATCCAGTCAATTCTCCCGCGCTATGGCATCGGGTGGGAAAGGTTTATACTAAATGGCGAAGAACAGCATCTACGACTACAGCACGTCGGTCGGCAGCAACACAGATATTGCCGGAATCGGCATCCTCGGAACGAATGCTGTCAACAATTTCGACGATGCATTCCGCACGATCATGGCGCAGATCGCCACGGACGTATCGCCTCGACGGTTTTCCATCCAAGGCGGGATTTACGGCCTGACGCTGTCAAACAACGTTGGTGACGCGGTCAACGATATCGACATCGCCGTGGGTATGGCGGCAACAGACAGCACGACCGACCCGCGAACAATGGTGCTCGCCTCTGCCCTCACCAAGCGCCTCGATGCAGCGTGGGCGGTAGGGACAAACGCCGGGGGCCTCGATACCGGGGCCATAGCCAATGCCTGGTACTATATGTGGCTCATCCAGCGGTCTGATACAGGTGTCGTTGACGCTCTCTTCTCGCTATCAGCAACCGCCCCGACGATGCCGACGAACTACGACCGCAAGCGCCGTATCGGGTCCATTCTCCGCTCGGCTGCCTCGATTCAGGCGTTCGTCCAGACGGGCGACAATTTCGACTGGCTGAACATCCCGCAGGATTTCGCGGTCACCAATCCGGGTGTCGTACCGGTAAATCGCACCGTCACCGTCCCCCCGAACATGTATGCCAACATACTGGTATTTTTCCAGCACAACGACGCTGCGACGTTATCAGGCTACTTCGTATATCGCACCGACGTTGTGACCCGAGAATTGCAGTCGATGAATGCGAGTGCGGCGACAGGGCGCGCGACCAACGTCTTTATCCCCAGGCAGATAAAGGTAGACGCATCATCGCAGATCCGCACGAACGTTATCACGACGTCTAATGCCAACACCATCATTCATAACTACACGACTGGCTATGTCGATACGCGCGGGAGAATATAATGCCTTACGTTCAGCGTGACGAAAATGGAAACGTCCACGGCATTGCCAAGTGGTTTACGCCTGACGTGGCGGAAGAATTCCTCGAAGACAACGACCCGCAGGTTATCGCCTTCCTGAACCCAACGCCGCCACCGGTGGACAGCATTTCAGCGCGCCAATTCCGTATTCAGCTACGACGGGCCGGCCTGCTCGATACCGTCAAAGCGTGGGTTGCACAACAGGACGGGGAAACGCAAGACGCCTTCGAATATAGCGGCACGTTCGTCAGGTCGGAGCCAACAATGGCGTTCTTTTCCGTGATTGGCTTCACCGAAGAGCAGATTGACGCCTTCTTTGAGACCGCTTCCAGCCTTTAGGCTAACAGCGGCTGGCTCGCTTATCGAAACGCTTTCTTTATGGCGCGAAGCGGGGCGGTAAGCCGCCAGGATGTCGTGTTCTGAAAGGCCTGTAGTTCTGATTTCAAGCTCTCGATTTCCGCGCGGGCAACGGCGATCTCCGTGCGGGCGACGGCGATATCCGAGTCAAAATTCCGTTTCGCCTCTGCTTCCCTTTCCTTGATGCCGCGTTCCATATCATCCATGTATGGAATAAATCGTTCCGGAGCATTGGTGGCGATGATGTCGGTAACTGACCCATCTTTGGCCAAGTTCAGATAGAGGAGGCGTGTCGTCCCGTCAGCGTGAATACGTTCGAGTTCTGTGTGCCCGTCCGGCGCAGTCCGAGCAACAAAAACGAACTCGAACGACGCTAGGAGCCATTGTGCGAATTCTTTCGGTGAAACATCGGCGTGCACCATCTGACACAGCGAATTGAACTCCAGCAGTAGCAGTGCTCGGTGCTGGTTAATCGTCGCGATAGCATTCTTGAGGATTGGATACTCGAACCCCTCGACATCGATCTTGACAAAGTCAAGCCGGCTCAAGTCATGGTCCTCTAGCAGCGTCTTAATGGTCTTTGCGGTTACTTTCCCCCCATCGCCGCCGATATGGCCGAATGCGGAATCTTCCACAAACGCGACCTCACCATCAGTATCACTGATCGCGCATTTGGCGACTGAGATGTTTGTCTCGCCGCTTGCCTTAATGTTCATCTCCAAGATAGCCGAAACGTTCGGGGCCGCTTCAACGGCAATAACCTTGCCCGCATGGGCCACCTGCGCCATCACCAAGCTTTTCATGCCGATGTTCGCGCCGATGTCGAGGCAGACATAGTCTTCTCGGATGAGACGACGGGCCAGCCTCGGGAAATCAGCCTCGAAATGATCGGATATCATGCTGAAATAGACGTCAGTCTCACTTAGACCGCTGATTTCATATGTTTTGTTTGCAACCAGCACAGTCTTCATTGGGAATGTCATTCTAGGCAGCCCTTCTTAATGTCTATGGCGGGGTTCTAGCAGAGCCACGGCGCCCGCATCAAGCGTGATGCAGCGCCTTTGCAATCAATCGTTCCACTGGAGCTTTCCATGACCACGATGCGCACCAGCGCTGCGGGCGCAGCATGACCGATATCACCATGTTCGGCGCATCGCCTTGCGCTCCCGCTTCCATCAACGATATGGCCATCCAGGCAGCCATCGATTGCCAGTCTGGCGGAGGTATTGTCGCGATACCGGAAGGGACATTCGAGATCACGAACATCGATGTCTGTCAACGAGGCGTCGAGCTGCGTGGCGCATCGAGGTATTCATCCGTTCTGAAATCGACCGTACCGACTGGCGACGTGGTGACGTTGAGCGCGTGGGACACCGCAATAAAAAGCCTGTCCATCGTTTCCGACACTTTCCGAACGTCAGGGGCTAATCTCGTCCTTTCCGGCGTCAGGTCGATTGCCGAAGATATCCTTATAAACAAGGACATGGTCGGGATAAAGATGAGCGGGACTGCGAGCCGTATCCTGAGATGCTTTCTGCAGACTGGAGCGGCAAACAGCACGAGAATCGACGTTTCCGGCGGGGATACATCACAGATCATCTCGGACTGCCTCATCGGGGCTCAGAACGCTCCGATGCCTTATGCCGGGATTGTAGTGCACAACAGTTGTGCGCTTGTGATCGACAACACGAGCGTTTTGACGGCAGGACGAGCGCTCCTCATCAACCCGGGCGCCGGCGAGATCGTCAGTAGCCTTAAGGCCAGCAACTGCTTCTTTGACAGCTCCACGGTCGGAGCGCTCATTCGCCCTGCCGGGGGTAGCGCCTCGCGCCTGGATTTCACAAATTGCTGGTTTGGCAACAGTTCCAGCAACGGAGTTTCGATCAACAATTCCGGTAGTGGCCTCTGCGAGGGGATTTCGTTCAACAACTGCGATTTCCTGAGAAATGCAAATGTCGGGATCGACCTTGGAAACTGCCGAGGGATCACGTTCACGGGTGGTCGTATCGCCCACAATGACCACGGCGTCTACTTCACTTCTGGTGTGAGCGACGTAGGAATTTCGAACATGCAGATCGGCATGCACGCGGGCGAGACAGCCAATACCGGATGGGGAATTGTGCTGGCACCCGATTCCAATCTCTATGCGATTTTCGGCAACCGCATCATCGGCAACGGCTACGGCACGATCACCGGCCACTCGGCGTCAGCATATAAGGTCGCAGCCAACAACATCGGCTGACCTTTTCCACACCCGCAATCAATCACAATCTGGAGCCTATCAATGCCGGTCATCGACCCAGCAAAGGAATTTGCGCGTTCTCTCGCCAAGGTGCTGAAGAGCGAAGGCGGCTATAGCAATCACCCGGCCGACCCCGGTGGAGCCACGATGAAGGGTGTAACCCAGCGCGTCTATGATGCCTACCGGGAGCGCCAAGGCAAACAGAAGCGCAGCGTCCGCTACATCGACCAGTCCGAGCTTGAGGACATCTACCGCTCCAGCTACTGGAACACGGCACGCCTCGACAAGTTCCCGGCTGGCGTCTCCTACGTCGTCTTCGATGGCAACGTGAACTCTGGTGTCAAGCAGTCGGTCCTCTGGCTGCAGCGCGCGCTCGGCGTCAATGCAGATGGGATCGTCGGCCCTGCGACCATCGCCGCGGCGAACAACCACCCGAACCACGATCAGCTCATTGCCGATATCCTGGCGCATCGTCTGGCCTTCATGAAGAAGCTGAAGACGTGGCCGACGTTTGGTCGAGGCTGGGCATATCGCATCGCTGACGTGAAGGCGACGGGGCAGGCGTGGGCAACCGGGCAACCCGCGCCATTGCCATTCGCCGGGTTTGGCGAGCCGCCGCCAGCACACAAGGCATATGCTTCCGACATCAAGGCCGCTCCATCGCCGGCAGTAGCAGACGCGGCGACAGGCGGCGGCGTTGCCTCTGGTGGCCTCGCTGTCACGCTTCAGCAGGTGCAGGACCAGCTTATGCCTCTCAGCTACTCCAGCGAGCTTGTGGGCCGCGTGGTGGCCGGTCTGGTCATCCTCTCAGCTCTCCTTACGGTCGGTGGGTTGGCCTATGGCTTCTATGCCCGTCGCAAGAAGGCCAGTATCGCGGAGGCTACCACCTGATGCCATCCGCTTCGACACTCACCAACGGCCTGAACTACCTCGCGACCTTCGTCGGCGTGCTGATCGCCGGTCTCATCGGCTTTGACTGGCTGACATTTTTCACTGCCGAGCAGGCTCTCAAGATTGTCGGCGGTCTCAACCTCCTCGGGCTCCTCGTGAAGAGCTGGATGCTGACGGCCGAAACGATGGCCAAGAACATGGCGGCGAAGTGATGTTCGGGCTCGGCGTCTTTGATCTCGTCAAGCTCGGGGCAGGGGCGGCGATTGGCGCTGTCCTCGTCTTCTACCCTGCCAAATGGATCGGCCGCAGCGAGGGGCGCGCGGCGGTTCAGGCAGAGGCAGCCAAGGAAGCCCTCGCGCGCATCGACAATTTGGAGAAGAACAATGCGAATTTCCGCAAGCTATCGGATCGCGATCGTTGCCTTGTTTTCATGCGTGATAGCGGGCTGCCAGACGAAGCCTGCGATTAATGGCAGCGGGTATCAGTTCGTCCGCTTCCAAAGCCCAGAGGCGGCAAGGGCGGCGTCACAGGACGCGCTAGCAGGACCGGCCATCTCATCGAACAATAAGCAGTGCCGCGCGGATGCGGCGTGCAGGAAATAGCATAGCGGCCCGACAACCCCGCGCCAACGGGATGTCGAGCCTGACCATCAACGATACCTAACATCGGAAATGGCTGACACCTTTATGACCCGTCAATCATTCCCATTTTCTTAACCAGGCAGGCACCAGCAGGCAGAGCATTGAAGGGGCAAGGGGATTGAGCGAGGACGTCATGCACATAGCCATCGAGAAGCCACGGATAAATCCCGCACACTTCATAGCCATCATCGGGGGGATCGCCATCAATGCCTTCATCCTCGGCGGCGTGTGGGTAAACCTCGGCAACAGCATCGAGGGTATTGATGAGAAATACGATGAACTATCAGCCCGCCTCGACAAAGAGGCCGACGAGCGCCAAGTGACCATGAACGGCGTCAACGTCCAGATTGCGCAAATCCCGGGCATCCAGTTCAAGCAGGATCAGCAGCAGCAGCTCGTCGCGGAGAACAAGGCCGGGATTGCCGAGACAAACAAGCGGATCGATCGGGTGGTGGAATCCTTCGGGGGCAAGCTCGATGCCGTCATAGACACCATCAACAAGGTGTCCACTCAGGTTCAGGTGCTCAACAGCAAGCTCGATGATCTGCAGTCAAGGCCGAAGCGGGCCGATCTGGAGGGCTTCGGCTGCCCAGAGGACAGGCCGATACAGGTTCGGTCGTATTGCCGGTCTGGGTCGCCATCGGACGTTATTCAGGCGTTGCGGTAGGGCGCGCACTGGTGATGAAGTCGTCCGGTAGGCGCATCGAGATCGGCTGGAGCATCGATTGAAGGCGAACCATTTCCATCGCGTGTAGTTCCTGCGCTGTCCAGCCTGTCTCCCCACGTGGCGGGAGGCCAACCTGCCTGCGGTAATCGTCCGTAACGACGTCGATCCCCTCCTTGTGGAAGAACTCCAGCAAGGCATAGTGGGCGTCACGCAGACTATCTTCCTGAAGATAAGGTCGGAGCCTGTTCATGATTTCTGCCGTCATGACGTCGGCACGGCGGCGGCGCGCGTCTATCTGGCATGACATAGAAATTTCCGTTGCGGTCTTGCTCATGCCTGCTTCTCCTCTTGCTTCTTGAGGGCGGCGTCGGTCTGCAAACCGTCGGCGCGCTCGTCAATATGTATGATTCAGTGAGTTTTCACAACGACTTCACCTTGCATGCATCTGCTTCAGCTTATCATAGGTCTCTTCGACCAATCGAGAGGCCTCTCTGGCATTCAGCGCCCATCCGTGATGCGGGAACACCGCTTTCCTCGTCCATGGGATATAGCTGATCGCCCAGATCCACTGGCCCTTCTTGAGGCTGGTTTCATCGAGCGAGATCCTCCCGAACTGCAATTCCCCATCCCATGCGGCGAAGTCCTGTAGCGGCTTGCCGTCCATGCCGGTCTCGCCGGGCCAGGTTGGACGCCACTTGTAGCGGGGCTGGTATTCGGTCATCATTCCGGCTTCTCATCAGTCCATCGAAATCGATTCACGTTGTCGCAGCAAGAACTCCGTGTATCCCTGGCGCATCCGCTCCTGATACTTGGGGTCGTTTGCCTTCCGGTCGCGGTCTGCGATGAACCAGTCTCGGCAATGCCGGGCATAAAGCTCGGCAACCTTCTCGGCACGTCGCAGCTTACCGGCAGCGTCAGACGGCGTTACCTTGAACCATTCGTTCTTCACGCGCCGATCGGCAAACTGCTTATGCATCCAAGCTTCGGCGTAGGCCAGCCCGGCGAACGGCACAGTCTTCTTCTCGACGAGATAAATGTCGAACGGCGTACCGGCAGATAGGTCCCAGAACCGCTTTTCAAGGTTCGTAGTCATCCCGATCTTGCAATAGTCCTCGCACTTGATGGCGTAGAGTATACCGGTCCGATCTTCTATGTCGTCATACATGAACGCTTGGGTGGCTGCGACGAAGAAAGAAAGCTTCCAGCGCCCATTGACTTTTTCAAGATCTGCGATGTTCTTCGGATCGATCATTCCACCTCCAGCGGACCGTTTGCGTACCGTTTCATTGGACTAAAAGGGAACAGGCGAGAACAAATCGTATCCGCCTGCCCCAGAGATGATGGGTTTTCGCGAAGCCTACTCCGTTCGGGACGTGGGGGTCGAGTGTTCGAATCACTCCACTCCGACCAGATCTAAGCTACTGTATTTATTGCAGTAATTTAGCACATTCCCGAAAGCTAATCAAACCCCATAAAACCCTAACGGACCGTTTGCGGACCGATTAGAACGCATTCGCCGCAGCTTGCTGAAAATCTGGGCTCGAATGTGAGTAGGTCCGCTCGAACTCTTCGACCGTCAGGCCGAGAGACGACGCGGCCTCGTGAGCGTCGATTCCGGCGTGTGCAAGCCATGTCGCCCGCGTGTGCCGAAGCACGTGCGGGGTCACGTCGTCGTTGAATTTTGCTGCGGCGCGAACGGTCCTGAATGCCTTGTGCGGCTTCGTGATCTTCTCCCCGGCATAGGTCACTACATATCGAAGACGGGTTTCTCTTCCCTCGCCATCAACATGCGTATCTGCCACGTTCCAGTAGCGCAGGAAGCGGAGCAGGCGAGGCGGAACCTTGACCGGTGTCTTGCGCTTGTTGTGCGCCACCCGCTCACCTTCGGCCTTGCGATAGATGACGCCCTTGTCAAGATCGATATGACCGCCGTTGACGTTCGGCATCCATTGCAGGTTCAGGACAGCCGTCAGGCGCGTTCCGGTGTATAGGCCGATCATGATCAGCCGAACGAGATGACCGCACTGCTTCTCATTCCTAGCGGCTCTGAGTAGCCGTGCAACTTCCTGCCTCGTAAGCCAGCGCTGCCGAGGGCTTCCCTTTTCGGGAAGGGTGATCTTCGGCACCATGTCGAGAGTGTGTTCGCCGTGATAGTAGTTCACGGCAGCCCGCAACACCTCAAGGTCACGACGAGCGCCACCCTCGTTGCCACGATCGTCGGCGTACTCCCGGCACAATTTCCCCCTGATGTCAGCCACTACCATATCGCCAAAGAACTCGTTCAGCCTGCCGATCATGGATTCGGTCTCTTTTGGCCTCGCCGTCTTCGGGCATTTCTCCTCCAGGTAGACCAGAAGAACGTCGCCTATCGAGACTTTAGCAGAACTACCGCCGCGTTGTGGCTGGTATTGCTCTGCGATGTGCTTGGCGAGGGCTGCTTGCGCTGCTGCAACCTCACTCTCAGCGCATTCTGTGCTGATGCGCTGGGTTCCGTCCTTGATGACCCATGTTCGGGTGTCCGGTCTGAGCCATAATCTGGCTGGTCTGCGTTTTTGCGGCATTTTTCGATCATCCTCTTGATCCCGTTCTTGGTGACGAAATCCTTGTTGGCGATCTGAATGATCTCCAGATTACCCTTGCGGGCCTCCGTTCGTAGAGAGGATTTCGTCAGCCGCCCACGAAAGAACAGGTTGCAGGCTTCGGCAAGAGAAATCGGCTCGTCGTCATCGAGGATTGTCATAGCAGCACCAGATAAATTAGCAGGACGACGATCTGCAGGGCGAACATCGTATACATCAGCTTCGGCGCGATCATGGCTCTTCTCCAGCAGCCTTGAGCGCTCGTACGGCAGCCACGGCGCAAGACTCGCAGTCTTCCCAGCCAAATAGCCCATGAGGGCAACGACCGTGGGCATTGGTTATTCCGGGGCGTGGGTAGCCCTCCTCGATGAGCTTCGCAGCTTCCTCAAGCGCGGCGGAGCGGGCCTCGTCTCTCTCCCCCTTCAGCCTGTCGTTCTCTTCTCTGAGAAAGGCGACGGCAGCATCAACAGCGCAGTTAAGAGCGCCAATCTGGTCGTTTTCATCTTGGGTGAGCCAAGCATTGCGAGCGTTGTCTGCCGCCTCGTAGATGTCTCGGGGTTCCGTCATAGCTCTTCCCCTCCGGTAGTGGGAGCGGCAGGGAGCGGATGCCAGTGCGTGAATGCGTCCTTGTGGTAAGCCAAGAATTCCTGGGTTTCCCAGACGTTCGGATAGTCTTCCTCGGTATAGGACACGACATTTATGTGGCCTCCACATACCTTGCTGTCGCATACGAGAATGTCTGTCCCATCTCTCGGGGCCGTCTCTATCGGCATCCACCCTCCACCCATCGCGGGCTTGGTCACAGGTTGAGGGGAGAGAGCGGAGAGGATGCGCTGCTCGTAGTCGGACTGGGCGGCGGCTTGCGCTGACGGAAGATCATCGCCGTCGTACAGTAGTGCACCATCAAACCTGACAGTGGCGAAATAGTAGCTGTCCGATCCAAAGGCTTGATTGACGTGATACATCATCCCGCGCTCGTCCGACGCGACATAGGTAAGCATAGGCCGTTCGTGGTATTCCCACTCCAGCGCCTTCACCGACACGTTCAATTCATTCCCGCTCATGGTTCAAATCCTTCTGCCTTGGCCTTGGCGAGGATATCGCGGGCAAGCTGGCGCACTTCGAACGGAGTAGGCTCCCACCGATCTGGTGCGCCCCAAGCGGGTGCGGCCTCAATTTCTCCCAGCGCCGCCACCAGTTCGCGGATCAGGGCGTCCGCGTCTACCTGTGGCGGCGTCTCTGCCTTCTTCAGCCTGTCGCGCAAGCCGATGATTTCCGCTGCCGCCCTCCGTGCCAGGTCGTCACTGTGAAAGCCGTCGTGGAACATGACGTAGTCAGCACGGTCTAAATCCTTGATGATGTCTATCATTGGCCTACAACCTCGCCGGTTCTGGTGTCGATCACGTCGCCGTTGACCTTCCGCTTAAATCTGCTCTGGAAACCGGATGCCTTGTGAAACGTGCCTTCGAACTTGGCCTTTATGCGCTTCACCTTCGCGATCATGCGCTGATCGTCAGCCGTCTTGGCTCCGACGCCGCGATGGCAAGGAACGCACAGGACCTGGCAGTTCGAGAGCGTGGAATCTTGGGTGAGGAAGTACGGAATTTCGTGGTCGTACTCTCCTTCGCCGGCCTTGAGCTTGGCGGCGCACTTTTCGCAGCGCCCACCACAACGGGCGAAAGCTTCGGCGCGGACCTTCTTGGTGAACTCATCGCGCTTCATGCCTCACCTCTCAGGGCCTGAAGCATGTACGCGGATTTGGCACGGCGAATCTCGTTCACGCGTCCGTGGCGGTTCCTTGCCTCCCTCTCGGCTTGGTCGAGATAGCGGAGTTCCGGAAGGGCTCGGTACAGCCTTCTACGTGTCTGCCAGGATTGCCATGATGCGACTGCGCGGCGGATGAGTCTGTCGAGGCGGGTCATGCTCCGATCTCCTTCAACAACTGTTCGCGCCGTATTTCGACCGTGTTTTTGCAGCCTCGGATGGTGGCTTCCACAATCTCGGGGAACAGGGACCGACCGTAAGCTTCCATGAGCTTCGTCGCTTCCTTTGCTCCAGTGCAGGAGCCGGCAAAATTGAGGTGGATCGTGACGAAGGCGTTATCGTCGTCGCTACGTCCAGTCAGGTTTCTCCCGTAGGTTTCGAGCCATTCAAGCGCTGCCTGGCACTGCTCGATTTCGCCGATGGCGACCCTCATAATACTTCCGTTCATGCGGACACCTCAGTGAGTTCGAAGCTGGCGCGCACGACGATGGATGTCTTCGTGCGGTAGACGTAGATCGGGCGATAGTCACCGAAGGCCGGCGAGTAGACGCACCCATGCCGCATGCCGATGCGATCAGGAAATTGCTCTATGAAGCTGTTCGCTGCTTGGTGAGCGCGGAACCATTCAGATCGTGGGAGCCCTACGACTTTCAAAGCAAGGGTATCGCTCATGCTGCTTTCTCCACATCTTCCGGAACGATTCCGTACTCCCGCGCGATGAAGGCCAACGCCTCTTGCAGGAAGGCGCCGAACGTTTGCTCGTCCATCGCTTCGAAAGCGACAGAGGCCGGAACCTTGACGACGTACCCGCCGAAGATCACGTCTTCGGTAAACCCGGTGTGCAGCTTGATCAGAGAGTGAAACGCCTTGTCGGTCGGCGCGCAGCCGGTGGCCAACCTCACCTCACGAATGAACGCGAAGTAGAACCGCAGCCTTTTCGGCACTCTCCCGGTGCGCACGTCAACGCGGACGCGCTCACCTTCCTTGATTTCGGCTATGCGCTCACGGTCGGCGGCCATCTCGCCAACGAGGTTCGACCCGTATCTGACAACGTAAATCGATGGAGATTCTGAGGATTTCTTGCTCATCTCATCGCCTCCTAAAACGGAATCTCATCGGTATGGCTATCACCATACGAATTGCGGTCGTCCTTCGCTGGGCGGGCATCCTGAGCCGGTCTGTCGTCCTTGCGTTTGAAGGAAAGAGACTGGAACTTCCCGTTCTTCCCCTCTTTGGTCCAGGAGGAAATTTCGTAATTGACACCATCGATCAGGGCAGTGCCGCGAGCGTTTGGCTGCGTTTCCTTGTCCCGTTTGTCGTTGCGAAAAATGGTGCCAGTATTCTCGCGAATTTCGTAGGCCATCTTACTTACTCCCCTGCCATCAGTACGTTTGGCTTCAGTTGCTCTTCGTAGTAGGCAAACTCATCGGCCAGAGCGTCGAGCCAGGTTCGCGTCCAGCTTTCGGATACAGCCCGCTTGCGGTATGAGATTTTCAGTTGCTCCAGAGCTGGCAGCGACCTGACATCGATCATGTCCTGAGACAATTCGCTCTGAAGGGATTCCCATGAATTGGCACGCTTCAGAGCCGCAGACGATTTCGCTGGGGATGGTGCAAGAACTGGTGTCTGCGCTTCGCTATGGTCGGCAAATTCCTTGCGCATCTCCGAGACATACTTGCTGTCATCGAAGCGGCCCATGTGAACGTCAGCGCCAACGCCAATCAGCTTGAGGGCGTTCGTAACCGCGTCGGTGAATGCCTTCTTGAAAGCCTCGTCGTCGCTCTGTAGGCCGTTTTTGTTCTTGGCGAGTACCTTATCGCCACCGACACCAAAAACGCGCTGGCGAGTCTCTCCGTGCCAAACTACGGCTGTGCAGTAGACGAGGATCTCTTCCCCAGCAGGAACGACCTGGAACGACGGCTGATCAATTCCCCAGCCTGTTCCGCAAGCCCCAAACTCTTCGGTCATGCGCCGGAAAGACCACATCGGCTTGATGGCGGTCCCTCTGAACCCGCCGCCGCGCGTGAAGCTCTTCGTGTGCTCTGGGTCGGTCTTACCAAGACGATCCCAAAGCTCTGTCTTTCTCATTGCGTCGGTCATTCCGCTGCCTCCTGCCGCGCATGGCGGTCTTCGTATTCCTCGATGAGCGAGGCTCTGGACAGATAAAATTCTGCATCGTCCTCGCGGATATCTGCCCACTTCAGCAGCCTTGACCGTCTCGGCTCTGGCTCATTCTCGGCATTGTCCCGGTACTGCTGCGCACTCTCGAAAGCCGTGTCGGCGTATGCTCGGTAATTATCGGCGGACAACATCTCAGACCCTCCGGTTAAGCTGGTATTGATGCTCTTGGCTCTGGACGGCCTGCCACACGCCGCCAGCGATCAGAGCCATGACCACCCAGAAGGCGATCACCTCGAGCGTGAACCGCTTGGAGGGCTGGTGGATGATTTCGACCGGAGCTGGTTGCACTCGGCAGGAGCCGGGGGCGCAAGCGCACTCGCCATGAGCCTTGAAGTCACAGCGGGTCATGCTGCACCTGCCTTGGCCAGAGCGGCGCGCACGGTGGTCAGAAGCTTCATTTCCTCGTTAGGAACGAAGCCGGTTTCATCGTGGTCAGCGTCGGCGCGGTTGTCGAAATACTCTTCGCATTCCTGCAGCGCTTCCAGCAGCTCTGGAGCGGCGACAATCAGGCGAGCGTCTTCCCGCCTGCGAACTGACTGGACGCCATAGTGCGTTGGTGGAACGTCCTTACTTTCACTCAGGTAAGGCATGCGAATTGAGAAAGGGGACCCATATCCCGAGAGAGATACCAGCTCCCAAGGTCCCGGCGTGTGTTTGCTCATCACCCTTACTCCGCAGCCGTCGAGAAATGACGCTCAAGACGAGCAGCCGACGAATGGCCGAAGAACGCAGCATCATTTATCCGCTGGTCGCGGGCGTCGTCTGGGTCGCGCTCCCGAGACTGCGTGACGGCATCTGCCCATTCCTGAGCGCAGTGGCGGCCGTCAACCGTCTTGTCGTCGTAGAGCACGTCCATGATCATCCGGCAGAGCATCTGGTCGAAGGTGTTCGAGCCAGTGACGCTTGGCGCTGGAAGCGTGCGGCGACCGTCGAGGACGATTGAGGTAATGGCGAAGTCGCCGTCGCCGTTGTCCTCAAGCTTGGCCCGTCCGTAGATCAGGACGCCTTCACCGAGACCGGGAAGCTTCAGCTCTTCGAAGTCAAATGTGGTATGGAATGCCATCACGCACCTCCAATCCGAGCCGCAATCGCTTTGAGGCGAGCGGCAATTTCGTTTTCGATGTGGCTTTCGATTGCCTTGGCAACTATGGGCGAAAGCTCTGACGAGGGGCCAAATGAAGCCTCAATACGATGGAGTATTTCAGCGTTTACGGAGCGCCCATTTCTGACAGCAGCCTCCTTGAGGCGCTGATGAATATCTTCAGGAGCCCTGAGATTAATCTGCTGAGAATGTCGTCCTACTTCGGATATGCTGGCCATCACTCACCTGCCTTTTCCGTGAAGAACCGGCGAAGCTCGTCCTTTTGAGCGACCCACTTGTCACCAATCTTTTTGGCCGGGAGCAGTCCTTGGGATAGCAAGTGGTAGGTCGACCGCTCGCTGAGGCCGATGAATGCTGCGATGTTCTTAACTTCCCAAAGAAGCCCCATCGGGTTCTCGTTATCTATTGCCATCTGCCGCTCCTCGTTTCCCACTTCTTCGTCCCGAAGGAGATCGGCGGGTGTTGTTCGACTGAGGACTAACGTACAGGCAAACTATACATTACACAAGAGGCGCTGAGAAAAAAGTTTAGCGAGACTAGACAGAAAATATCAGCAAGCGTACACATGTCGGCAGTTGATGGGCGACCGGGGGCAATTCCCGAGCTGGTGAAGCCCGAAGCGCGGGGAGCGTAAGTCCTACTGTGCTGCCAGAAAATGAGGACGGATTGCCGAGAGGCGTCCTGCTATAGCGACCGACCGAACGACGGTTCAAGCTTAAGCAAGTGCTTCCCTTTCTCTTCAGGGCTTTACGGCTTTGAGGGGAAGGGGGAGCTTTGCTTTACTCCCTCCCTTCTCTCTGGTTCAAGACCAAGAAAGATTAGAGAACTGAGAGAGATAATATGTAGTGATTAAGCGCGTTCAGGCTTTGAAATGCCTCAACAGCAAATTTGCGCGATCGATGATTTCGTGGAGCGCAGCAACTTCTGAAGGCTCGTCGGCAAGAAACGTCGATTCCAGGCGGTGATTAATTTCAGCGGTAACGGAACGACTGTTCGCCTTGGCCGCGGCCGAAATTTTCCTTCGGAGATCCAGCGGAATCCGTAAATTGAACTGTGGGTCATCCTTCGCCATAGTGAACAGATGACATAAAACTTGGTAGGCTTATATGCACCACCGACCTACCACATTCTCTTTGAGGTGGTGTGGTTAGTGGTTAGTAAGGGATGGCCTAGGGGGTTGGGCTTTTGTTCGTAACCGTACGGAATCAATGACAAAAAGATGAGTCTATATTTCCGGGGAAGCACGGAGTGTTCGAGTAATGCCTAACAGTAAAAGCAATTTTAAAGAGCTATCTTCAGCCGGCGATGATCGGGAACCTTTAATGAAGATGATTGACGCATACCGCGACGGAATCGCGGATTATGCAAAGAACGCACCAGAGGATGCGGTCTCTGCCGCAGCGTACGCGGAGAGGTCATATCGAACCCCGAGGACCGCTCTCCAATGTTGGAAAGATCCGGCAAAGACACTCTACGGGGCCGTTTTTGCTCTTAGAATGGCAGCCGAAGCCGACGACAATGACGACGCCGAAGTGGTGAGCGCCATGCTTCGCGCGGCTCTCGGGTATTTCGAAGCAAATCTGACGACTACGGCTTAGGCACTCGCCGCCGCCGATCGATCGGAGACCACTTGGCAATCACGATATCAGTGATTGTGATCTCGGTATCCTCATCGCCCGAAACCTCAATATCGGTCTGCCACTCAGGGTCCGTACTCTCTGGGCGTAGAACCCAATGATCGTCTTCCATGATCAGTGTCTTGGCCGTGTATTCGGCAAGGCCATGCTGGAGGCGTCGAACAATGACCAGATCACCATGCTCTGGCTGCATCCCACCCGCATGAAGTTCGACCGCATGCAAGTACTCTCCGTTCGCAGCCACCTTGTTGATGCTGTTCCCGGAAACCTTATAGAGCCTCTGCCCATAGCCAGGATATTCAGGATGGGGAGCGACTGGCTCGTAAGTTCGTTCGAAGCGAACAGATCCTTCCTTCCACATTCCGGCCGCTACTTCGCCAACAACCTGAAGACCCAGATTCGGGGTTGGTTGGTCGGTGTCTCCAGCTCCGTTGACGAGCCAATTTAACGGTTTGTTAGTCGCTTCCGCGATTGCCTGCAGGGTTGAGTGACGTGGCCTGACGTCTCCAGATTCCCACTGGGCAACAGCGCCGCGGGTTTTCCCGACTGCGGCCGCAAGCTGCTCCTGAGTCATCTTCGCGTCTGACCGAGCTTTGAAGATTCGTTGGTTTAGTTCCATTTCGGGAACATAAACGTCGGACTGTACAAAATCTTCGATAGTCTCGCTTGACGCGCCGTTAGTTAAACTGTACAACTTTATCATTCTCGCTAACAGGGAGTGCTGAGGTGCAGAAGCTGGAAGGAATGGATGCCGTACGAGACAGGATGCCACTGGCACGCCTGGCACGAGAGATCGGCATCACACGCGGAGCGGTGGCCCAGTGGGACAAGGTTCCTGCTGAACGTCTTGGCGACGTCAGCCGCGTAACCGGCATCTCGTTCGAGAAGCTTCGCCCAGACCTGTTCAAGGCAGCGACGGAGTCAGCAGCGTGAGGGCCGCAACTAAACTTCTCATCGACAAAATCGAGGACTGCGCTTCGCGGGGTCTTACTCGCGACGATACTGCATCCATGCTCGGTCTTTCCTATCAAACGGTGGTCAAGCACGCATTGAACCACGGCATAGAGTTTAATCGGAAGATGGGCACCGGTGGCCGGTCCAGCAATCGTAATAACGCTATCTGCGACCGGTATTTGAACGGTGAAAAGCAGGCTGACCTTGCCAGGGAATTTGGAATAACGCGGGAACGAGTACGTCAGCTTATTGAGCGAGCGGGTCTCGTTTCGGAAACCAAGCGCCACGACGACTATGTGGCTGTAGTAGCCGGGACGGTCTTCAGAAAGCGTTTCACGCTTTTGGAAGCATCCGAATATTTTGGAACTTCCAAGATGAATGTCTACAATTACTGCCGAAAGCACGGCGTTACGCCGATGAGTAGGACGGCAGCCGAGGACGCTGAGCTTTCTGCTTTGGCTGATGAAGTCAAAGCGGGGAAAAGCATCAGGCAGGCTGCGGGCTACGAGCATGCCAAAGCTGAGCGGCTGCGTCGTCACCTCATCAAGAACGGGATAGAGGCCAGGGGCCGAAGCCGTCATGACGACTTCAGTCATCGCAAAGAGCTTATTGAGCGCTGGCGAGCAGAAGGGCGCACGTGGTCGTCCTGTGCTGAACTGCTGTCCAAGCATGACGGGCGAGAGATCACTCCACAAGGGGTGATTGCGTGGGCCTACAACCATCTGCGGCACCTCTTCGGATCTAGAGAAAGGGTGGCAGCATGACCTGGAACCACAACATCAAAGCAGCCCCGCACAGCAAGAGCCAGCGCAGGGTTATCAGCACCACCAAGGGCGAGCGAGCCTACAACGAGATTCAGCACGAATACCTCATTCTCGAAACGAAGTGCGGGAAGGTGCTGAAATCATACTGGATCCCCGATGAAGAGCGTTGGGCTGGTCTGGCGACAGGTGAAGAGCCGATTGCGTGGCAGGAATGGCCCAAGCCTTCCAGGTCCCAGATCGCAGCATGACCGAAGAACTCACCGACCTCCTAGCCCAACTGGATATCGAACACTTCCAGTCATGGAACAGAACGCCACAGAGCCGGTACACCAGAAGGATTTAGCAATGACCTTCGACCTCTACACCATGTTCCTCATCGTTGGCGTACCTGCCATTGGCATTGCGGCCCTCGTCTACTGCCTCTGCGTGAAAAGCGGGCAGTGCAGCCGCGAGGAAGAAGAAGCTGTCGACCAAGCCGCGCTTGAAGGCGATTTGACCCACTACATCCGCTCTCTGAATAAAGGAGAGGTGGCGTGATGGGTTTCTTTATCGGTGTGGCGTTCGGGGTGGCCGGCATTTTTGCTTTCGTTGGAGTCTCCATGGAAAGCGAGCGCAGTGAATGCGCTCAGATGCACAACGTTTTCACCTGCAAGTTAGTAACGACGTGGGTTCCAATCACCAATTCCGTCAACGGTCCTCTCCCGTGACGGGAACGGAGCCGGGGTCTTCTCCTCCCAAGCGCCTCGGCTCCAACCTCATTCTAGGCAGCGTCCAGCGCGCCATAAGCTTAACCGCAACCACGCCTAAAGGCTCAAAGCCCTCAAGCGCGGTTGCATCACCAGCATCCGAGGCGGCGGCGGAAGGGTGCTGGTGAACTGAAATGACTGGTTGGCCCGAGCGGCGGACCATCGGAGATGACTGAGACTTAATCCCTGGCAGGATCTTGTTTTGATCATCTCCGACTTTATCGCGCTTCGACATGACTGTGTGGGCTCCTTGAACAAGGGCAACTTCGCACAGGAGAACGTCAAGGTGCTGGGAAACACGAACACGAGCTTGTCGAACAACGACAAGGAAAAACGAAACAGGAAGAAGGGCATGAGTGACGTCTGTTTGGCCCAAGGCCTCTTGAGAGACGCGTTCCCACCGCGGCGGTATGGGAAAGTAGAAAGCGCTTTCTATGAGGCTCACAAGTTCATCAGCCGTCGCGTTCACAAGCAATTCACGCTTCGGCGTGTTCGCTCGATCTGGGAGGGAACAGCCCGCCGGATCGATAACGAGGAAATGGAAGCCTTAAAGGCTGCGCTTATCGAGGAGCATATGCGTGAACAAAGAGAACTCCGTACCCGTCTGGCTTCGCTGGATGAGAAGATTGCCGCTTTCGATGCGCGCATCTCTCGCGAAGCATTGGCGGAAGGTCGCCGGTAAACGCGCCAACTGGGCAGAGTGGATTTTGGACGAGAAGAAGGACGACGAGTGATGCCTACCTACCCAGACCAACGAGAATACGCAAAGGCCGAAGCAGCAGCGTGGGCGCCAGATCGTCCGTCAACGCTGAGCGGGTCCTTCATAGGCGCAACTAGAGCGGAGATCGATAGAACCACGCTAGACGATGTGCATGGGGCTATGGGCGAGGCTCGAAGCCTAGCGGCTCGCGTCATGGCACTTGTCGACAGGCTTTGCGGCCCAACAAACCAAGAATGCGGCAAAGCCAACGACAACGATTCCTACGGCGTCTTCCCACAATTGCGCAACGCATCAGGCGAGACGCTTGAGACTATCCGGCAGGCCCAGACCGCCCTCAACCGGCTAGATCGCGAACTCCCATAGCGTTCCCCAAGGCGCGCTCGACCTCCCAAGGAGCCGCCCAACTCAAGCCGTCCTAGGCGGCTCTTTCTTTCCAAGACGAGGCAGAGATGACGCAGAAACTCCTAGAACTCTTCAGATCCGGTCTCGATACCATGCAGATCTCAGCCCGTCTCGGCGGAGAAGCTGCAGGCTGGACTGAGGCCCAACCAATTTGCTCAATTCCTAACTGCGGCAATCCGCATTTGGCCAAGGGCTACTGCGATGCTCACTATCGGCGCCTAAGACGGCACGGAGACCCTCTAGCTGGCCGCACTACGCCTGGAGAGCCGCTGAGATTCATCCACGAAGTTGCCATACTACACACTGGCGACGACTGCCTCACGTGGCCGTTCAGCGATGATGGCCATGGATACGGATGCCTCAAGATCAAAGGCAAGACTGTGCGTGTTAGCCGGTACATCTGCACGCTGGTGCGCGGCACGCCCCCGACTGCCGGACATGAAGCGGCGCATAACTGCGGCAAAGGCCATCTCGGATGTATTACTCCAGGTCATTTGGAATGGAAGACATCCGTTGAGAACAAGGCAGATAAGCTAATTCACGATACGCACAATCGTGGAGAGCGCCACGGCAAAGCCAAGCTCACTGACGCGAATGCCCTACAGATTATGGCAATGAAGGGCGTGGAGTCTCAGTACGAATTGGCTAAGAGGTTCGGTGTTTCGCAGAAAACTGTCTCAGAAATACACCATGGCAGAAGATGGTCTTGGCTTTTTAGTGAAAGCCCCGTCGCCGAGGTGAAGCTATGAACCCCATCGACCTCCTTCGCCGCGGCTACGACACAGTAGAAATCGCCATCCTCCTCAAGACCACAGAGGCCGAGGTAGAGAAGGCAATTCACCATCTCCGCGAGGAAGAGCACCGCAAGGCCGTCAAGCGAGAGCAGCGCCGCGTCTACCAGCAGAACTGGAACCGCAAGCACCGCGAGGAAATGGCACGGTTGAGGGCGTCGGCATGAACAAGTACCGCAACCAGCCAGTAGAGATAGACGGCCATCGCTTCGCCAGCAAGAAGGAAGCCAACCGCTACTGCGAGCTGAAGCTTCTGCAGAGGGCCGGTGAGATATCGCACCTCGAGATCCAGCCACGGTTCAAGCTCCTCGTGAACGGTTCCGCGCTGAAATACGAGAGCGGACGACAGGCGGTCTACATCGCGGACTTTGCGTATTTTGATCCGTCACGAGAACGGCGGATTGTCGAGGATGTGAAGAGCCCCGCGACGAGAACGCCGCTCTACAAGCTCAAGCGCGCCCTTGTTGAGGCCATCTATCCAGCCGTCAAGATCGTGGAGATTTGAAAATGAAAGAGCTTATGGAGATCCTCAGCCCCGTGCTGGGCGACGAACTGGCCGAGGCGGTCATAGAGCATCGCAAGCGCACGGTGAAGAAGCCCCTCACAGCCTACGCCGCCAAGCTCCAGGTCAAGGAGTACCTCAAGACCGGAGACCCGCTGGCAGCCGCAGAGATGCAGATCCTCCGCGGTTGGCAGTCGATACGAGCGGATTGGTACTTCAACGAAGTGCAGAAGCAAGAACGTCAACAGCAGCGCGGCTCGGGCCGCAGGACGGTGACCGATGCAGCAATCGACCTCATCAACGGTGCAGATAATCGCAGCTTTGCTTTCGGGCTTCCCCAGCTCCAGCGCCACTGACCCAGATATGCAGATCAGAGCCTACCTAATGGCCGTTGAAGGGATAGCGCAGGAGGCTATAGCCCGCGCTGCTCGTCTCTTCATCACAGGGCAGGTGAAGGACCACAATCGGGACTTCGCGCCGTCGTGCGCCTCCTTCGCCGATCAATGCCGGTATCAGCAGTCTGCCATCGAAGCAGCGGCCCGCCCACGCATCGAGGTGAAGCAGGAGCCCACGCCAGCGCCGCAGGTGTCTCCTCTCAAGCTCAAGCTTCTCCATGAAGCTCTGCAAGGCAACGTCGCGGCGACCGAAGCGCTCAAGAAAATGTACCCCGACCTACCGGTGTGGCGCATGGCCGATCTCCCGGTGTCTAAGCTCATGGAAAGCGAGTGGCAGCCATGAATGTGCATCAGAAAGAACTGACGGCCCACTACAGCGACGTGCGTAAGCGGCTCGGTATGGGTATGGCCGCGCCGAAGAACATCACGACGGTTGCCATTGCCGCACCAGTTGCAGCGCCGGTATTGCGCATCGTGGAGAAGCCGCGCGGACCGGTAGTAACCCCTCTATGTGCCGTCGTGGATCTCTATTTCGACTGGCACGTCAGGGTATGGCGAGAAGCCGTCGAGCGCCAGATATCCGACCTGGCACATGAGAACGTGGCACTCCGAGCCGCATTGCAGGTGCATCGCGCCGATCTCGAAATGGCTTGCATGCCACGTCGGCCCACCAAGCAAATCATAGCCGAGGTTCTAGAGAACTTTCCGGGGATCTCTTGGGAGGACATCAAGAGCAAAAGCCGGACGCTCGACGTCACTTACCCGCGCCAACTCTGCATGTACGAGGTTCACACTCAACGAAAGGACATGTCGTACCCGCAGATCGGCAGGCTATTTGGGGGAAGGGACCATACCACTGCACTTCATTCTGTCCGCAAAATCAAGGCTATGACACCAGAGGAGAGACGGTCGGCAGAAGTCAGGTGGCAAGAACTACCCAGGCGCAGGCCCATGACGAAGGCAAGCATCTACGCAACGACACGCATTACTGAATTACAGGCGACGATCGGCTAACGAGGGCAACAGCATGATTTACCTTAGCGCAAAGCAATTAGCTGGAGCCGTTGCAATGTGGGCGGTGCGGCAGTCCCCATACCAAGCCCCAGCCAATCTAGAAAAGGTCGTCGTGGCGGTTCAGGACCGGTTCGAGCCAAACGCCGAGTTCGGCTTTCGTGAGATCTACGAAGGCGATGTTCGCAAGTACCTGTGTGAGCTGCTGCGGGGCATCCCTGAGTACATGGCTTGGAATGAACGCAAGAACGGCAACGCAGCGCCTCTCAAGTTCATCTCTCGCTATGACGGCCGCGGTGACCCTGACGACGATTTCATCGATCTCGACGCGCTTGAGCAAAACGTCGCCAAATCCATCGCAGACGAAGAGTAACGAGGGCAACTACATGGCATCGAAGGCGGCAAAACTGAGAGCCAAGAGATCAACGAGCAAGTCAGGAAGGCCACGCAAGGAGAACATGGAGCGCTTCCCAAGCGGCAAGATCAAGCCTTTCGAAACGGAGAAGGAAAACCAGAGCGTGGCAATCGAGGCGCGGCGGCGCATTCACGGCCTTCAGGACATGAGCGACACAGAGGTAAAGTCCGATCACGTCGGCTACACCCTCGGTCGGATTTACCTCGACGGCAAGATCAGCAAGGACCAGCTAGAGGCCGGGAACGAGTTCGCGCTCGCCATCGCCAGGTATCACCGGCTGACCGGCATTCCATTCCCCAGCGCCCGTGCTCAATCGCTCTTCAGCATTAAGGGCCATGACGGCGAAGTGAGCGAGAGCATGGCAAAGAGCGCCCGAGACGCCAGCAACAAGATGATGGCGCTTCAGGGTGTCCTTCTGCAGTGTGTGGACGGCCCGCAGGTTCGGACGACGGTGATTAACGTGGCAGTTATGGATCTGGATCACCTTCGCGACATGCCGGCCCAGCAAAACCTTTGGCTTCGTAGGGGATTGAGCGCTTTGCGAGACAGCGGCATCTTGCCAAATCATAACCGGAATGCTACCGATATTACACGATTGGAAGTTTCGGCTTCCTCATGATCGAGTAGGCGGCGGCCGCCGAAGATAGCCGTAGTCGGTTAAGGGTGGCGCAAAGACCTTGTGAGAGCCTCGCCTTCGGGTCCGACTAGGGCAAACAATTCGAGGCCTTGCCTCAACGACATCGGGAAGCTGGTGCGGAATGCCGCTTGCGTCACTGCCTCATGAGCACGGACGTATTGCAAACACCCTGGATGAAATCTCCTAAAAGCTGGCATTCTTCCCGACCACCATCAGGGATTGAGATGAGCGACACAGACGCATTCTCGCCTCTCGATACCCATTGCTACCTCAGAGAAGCTACGACCGAGGACGGCACTAGGGGCTGGGCGCTCATAGACTCAGACGGAGAGCTTGAAGTCTTCGCAGAGAGCCGCCGCGACGTGTTCTTCTATGCCGCAGCGCACGAGCTGATAGTCGTTCAGACGAATTAAGCCAATCCAGTAGAAAATTCTCCGCCGACCTATCGGCTGGATAGAAATAGTATTTCCACCAACCCGAAACGGAGTGGAGCGAGACAATGAAAATCAATACGTTAGCCGTTGAGAACAAATTCTGATGTTCGAGAGCGGAAAGAGCGGCAACCCAGGCGGTCGCCCAAAGACCAAGCCATTCAAAGACGCCCTCATGATGGAGGCCCTTTCGGCCGAGCGCGGCGAAGAGTGTTTGGCTCCTCCCGGCTCGCTTCGCTGGAACGCCCGTCAGCTTCTCACGCAAGGCGACGTGCCGGCAATCAGAGAGCTGGCTGATCGCCTCGACGGCAAGGTTCCGCAAGGGGTCATTGGCGGCGACGAGGACGACAACCCTGTCAATGTCATTCACCGTATCGAACGCCACATAGTCCGTGCGAACACTCCAGATCGAAACAGCTGAGGCTTTCGAGCCTCTTCTCCCTCCATCTCGATACAAAGGCGCAAAGGGCGGGCGAGGCTCTGGCAAGTCGCATTTCTTCGGCGGGCTGATGATCGAGGACCATCTGGCCGAACGCGGGATGCTCTCGGTCTGTATCCGCGAAGTTCAGAAGACGCTGGCCGACTCTTCGAAGCGTTTGCTTGAAGGGAAGCTGGCCGATTTCGGTTTAGGTGAAGCGGACGGGTTCAAGATCTTTCGGGACACGATCGAAACGCCAGGAGATGGCGCGATCATCTTTCAGGGCATGCAGGACCACACAGCGGAATCAATCAAGTCGCTGGAAGGTTTCAAGCGGGCTTGGTGGGAAGAAGCGCAGACTGCCTCCATGCGGTCGCTCAACCTGCTTCGTCCGACGATCCGCGCTCCAGGTTCGGAGATCTGGTTTAGCTGGAACCCACGCCGCAAGGTCGATCCTGTTGACCTGATGATGTGTGGGGACGAACGGCCGACCGGTTCGGTTCTCGTTACTGCCAATTGGCGGGACAATCCTTGGCTCACTCCAGAGCTGGAGCAGGAACGTCTCGACTGCCTTCGAATGCAGCCAGACCAGTATGACCACATCTGGGAGGGCGGGTATTTGAGCGTTGCATCAGGCGCTTACTTCGCCAAGCACCTCGCGGACGCCAAGAACGAAGGCCGCATCGGAAGAGTAGCGGCTGACCCGCTCATGACCATCCGGCTCATCTGCGATATCGGCGGTACTGGCGCTCGAGCAGACGCCTTCACGATCTGGGCCTGTCAATTCATCGGTAAGGAGATCCGGTGGCTCGATTACTACGAGGCGGTTGGGCAACCTCTGGCATCGCATCTCAACTGGTGCAGGTCAAAAGGCTACACGTCGGACAAGGCGCAGTTCTGGCTGCCGCACGATGGTTCGACCAACGACAAGGTCTACGACGTTTCCTACGAAAGCGCTCTTCGTGAGGCAGGCTATCGGGTGACGGTCGTTCCCAATCAGGGGAAAGGCGCTGCAGCCGCCCGCATCGAGGCTGCAAGACGACTGTTTCCAAACATGTGGTTCAACGAGGCGACGACCGAAGGCGGTCGTGGCGCCATCGGCTGGTATCACGAGAAGAAAGACGACGCCCGCGGTATCGGCCTTGGTCCAGAGCATGACTGGGCTTCACACGGTGCTGATGCCTTCGGGCTTGGCTGTGTCGTCTATGACGAACCGCATGCACCACGAAAGAAAGACCCGCGCGGCCATGCCGGCGCAGGCGCTTGGATGTCGTAGAGGTTTGAATGGCTGACGAGAAGAAGAGCACAGACAAGGCTGATCTGCTCGCACAAGGCCGCACTGCGTTCGAGCGTTGCCAGGATGCCGAGTCAGACAATCGCCAGACCGCGCTCGACGACATCCGGTTTTCTCGCCTCGGTGAGCAGTGGCCGCGGGATATCGAGAAACAGCGCCGTGATGAATTCCGCCCATGCCTGACCATCAACAAGATGCCGGCATTCATCCGCCAGGTCGTCAACGACAGCCGCCAGAACAAGCCGTCGATCAAGGTTCACCCTGTCGATAGCAACGCAGACCCGAAGACGGCAGAGGTCATCAACGGGCTTATCCGCAACATCGAATACACGTCGAATGCCGACGTTGCCTACGATACGGCCATCGAGGCCAGTGTCTCGGGTGGATTCGGCTACTGGCGCGTGGGTATGGACTACGCCTACGACGACTCTTTCGAGATGGATCTGTCGATCGAGCGGGTTGCCAACCAGTTCTCGGTCTATGGCGACCCTGACAGCATGTGCGCCGATTCCTCTGATTGGAATGTGGCGTTTGTCGTCGAGCCGATGCGAAAGGCTGAGTTCAAAGCCAAGTACGGTGACAAGACCAACGCAGACGGCGATTCGGTTGATTGTGACTTCGAAAGCGATGCATGGGCCAACGCCGGCATCTGGGTCGAAGACGAGACCGTCATGGTTGCCGAATGGTGGAAGCGCGAGCCTGTCGAGAAGGAAATCGTCAAGCTCTCCAACGGCCACACCTACGCCGCCGAGGATCTTGAGAAGGACCCCGATCTTCAGGCCATGATGGAAGCTGGGATGCTTCAGGTCGTCGGAACTCGCAATACACGTTCGCACAAGGTCACACAGATCATCATGAGCGGCGCCGACGTTCTGGAGAAGAACGACTGGCCCGGTTGCTACATCCCGATCATCCCGGTTTACGGTGACGAGATCGTGGTGGAAGGCAAACGCTACTTCCAGAGCCTTATTCACAGCGCCAAAGATGCGCAGCGCATGTTCAACTACTGGCGAACGACATCGACGGAGCTTGTCGCCCTCGCGCCTCGTGTACCGTTCATCGGCCGCGTTGGCACGTTCAATACAGATGCGGATCGTTGGGCGACAGCGAACACGCAAAGCCACGCCTATCTGGAGTTCGACGGCGAAGCACCAATTCGCCAGCCTCTCGACGTTGGACCGGCTGCAGGAGCCTTGCAAGAGGCCCTGAACGCCTCCGACGACATGAAGGCCATCATCGGCATCTATGACGCTTCCCTTGGCGCTCGATCGAACGAGACCAGCGGACGAGCCATCATGGCCCGCCAGCGGGAAGGGGATGTCGCGACATTCCACTTCATCGACAACCTTGCTCGCGCCATTCGCCACACTGGCCGAATCCTTATCGACTTGATCCCGAAGGTCTACAGCACAGAGCGCGTGATCCGCGTCCTTGGTGAGGACGGCACACCTCGGTCTGTGCAGGTCAACAGCGGACAGCAGCAGCCTGTTCTCGACCCCGATGGCAAGCCGCAGGAAGACGAGCAGGGCCAGGTCATGATGGCCATGCATGATCTCACGGTCGGCAAGTACGACCTGACCGTCACGACCGGCCCGAGCTTTACGACACGCCGTGAGGAAGCGGCCATGCAGATGACGGAGTTCGTCCGAGCCTTCCCGGCTGCCGCCCCTGTGATTGGCGACCTTCTGGCTCAGAACCTCGATTGGCCCGGAGCCGACGAGATTGCCGAGCGCCTGAAGTCGATCAACCCCGCGCTGCAGAACAAGGGCCTACCGCCTGAAGTGCAGCAGATGATCCAGCAGGGCCAGCAGGCAATCCAGCAGCTTACGCAGGAAGTCGAAGCGCTGAAGGCCGATAAGTCCATCGACCAGTTCAACGCCGAGACGCAGCGAATGAAGGTTCAGGGCGACATAGCCAACGACAAGGCGAAGACAGCCATCAGCGGCGTTTCGCAGCTTGTGAAGCTCGATGATCAACCGGGGCAGGCTCCCCACAACTATCCCGCGCGCCAAGGGTAAGCGGCGCTCTTTTCTCTCACCAACCAGCGATGGAGTGAACCTCGATGCAAGAGGCTTTGACGGCGGCTGCCGATGCACAGGCTATGCCTGCAGGCGGAGACCAGCAGCCAAACACAGCACCGAATGCCAGTGACGCAGCACCGGCCGAACTGGAGACTGAATCCGAGGTCGTAGAAGGCGACGGAAGCGAGGAAGACGGCGACCAACTGCCTGTCGAACCCGAGCTAATCGACGCTGAATACGAAGGGAAGACGTACAAAATCCCGCCTGAACTGAAGGATGCACTCCTTCGCAACGCGGATTACACACGCAAGACGCAGGAAGTCTCGGAACTCCGCAAGGCAACCGAAGCCCGCCAGGCAGAAGTTGATCGCGCCTATCAGACTTCTCAGGAGGTCATCGAAGCGCGGGCCGTGATCCACAACGTCGATTCGCAGCTCAAGCAGTATGAGGCCGTAAACTGGGCTCAGCTTGAGAACGAAGACCCCATGGCGGCTATGTCGCACTGGCGTCAGTTCCAGATGCTCAAGGAACAGCGCGGTCAGGTCGCTCAATACCTCGACAAGACGCAGGCCGAAATGTCCGAAAAGGTCGCCCAGGAAACTGACAAGCGCCTACGGGAAACACGAGCGTTTGCGGAGAAGGAAATCCCCGGCTGGTCGCCAGAGGTAGACGCCAAACTCGTTGGATTTGCGGAAAAGGAACTCGGCTTCTCGCGCGAGCAACTCCTCCACCAGATCAACCCGGCAGTCTACAAGACATTGCATCTCGCAATGATCGGCGCCGAAGCCATCAAGCGCACGAGTGCCCCTCCGAAGACTACGCAACAGGCAACACAGCCCCTCACCAAGGTCACGGCACGAGCAAACCCGCCAGCAACGGGCCTCGATGATCGTCTTTCGGCTGAAGAGTGGATGAAACGCCGCAACGCGCAGCTTTCGAAGAAGGGCTGA